ATGTTCGAACAACGCGTAAATTCTGACGTACTGACCGTATCTACCGTTAACTCCCAGGACCAGGTAACTCAAAAGCCCCTGCGTGACTCGGTTAAACAGGCACTGAAGAACTATTTTGCTCAACTGAACGGTCAGGATGTTAATGACCTGTATGAGCTGGTACTGGCTGAAGTTGAACAGCCACTGTTGGACATGGTGATGCAATACACCCGCGGTAACCAGACCCGCGCTGCGCTGATGATGGGTATCAACCGTGGTACTCTGCGTAAGAAATTGAAAAAATACGGCATGAACTGATACTAATCAGTTAAGTGTTTGTTTAAAAAGGCGCTAACCGGCATGGGGAAGCGCCTTTTTTATCTCTGTTTATACATATGTTTATACACGATTGCTCGCACAAACAAAAAAGCACCAGAACATAGTCCAGTGCTTTGATAGGTTGGGTTTATCACCTTGGCCTTTCCGGCTTTCTCCATTGATAAGGTTTGGCATCCATCCTTTGCCGGTGGCGTTCTTTCGCAGCCAAGCAAGCGGCAACGCGATTGCGCACCATAAGATGATCCCGCCCGTTAAGTTCATGGCCCTCGCGACTAGCAATCTCTTCCAGGGCAGCGATAAGTAAAATTTTATTCATATGAGCCTCTATTGCTGATCTTCTGCATAAATCCCGGCGGAGATAATCGCGCCGCCAATTTCCCGTTGCCCATAAAGCAGGGGAACGGGATTGCCAGATGCTGTCGTGTTAACGGGACCACCAAACGCATAGGAGGGTTTGTTATCAGGTTCCTGACGCATTCGCAGGCCTGATACCTGAGGGGAAAGTAACTGGACTACTCCACCCAAGGCCATTGATGCTCCAACAAGGCCAATGTTTAATGCAGCGCCCTTCCCAATCAGTGCGGCACCTGCTGGACCAAGAGCTATACCACCAGCAATCAATGCTACACCGAGAACAGCCTGGAACAGACCTGCCCGCTTACTTCCTCGTATTACCGGAATAATTCTCAGCTCATCACCCGGCCCCAGGAGTTCAAACTCTTCGTGTCCGATATTGCGGCGATCCCGGAAAATAACAAAATCCAGCCCCTTTGCCCGAGCCTCACGCAGGTAAGCATCAAAGCCATCAATGGTGTTAGATAGCGCCCTGAATACTTCATTGGCAGACGTTAACGCGCGGCGATGTGTCCTGCCAAATCGCTGAGCCATTGAGCCGCTGAGTTTTATCGTGGTTTTCATAGTAGTTAATACCTGTTGCATATTACCCCCTGTCAGATACCGTTAAATGTCGCCAACCGTTGTTTGTGGTTGTCGCTCATATCGAAAGCAAAATCCTCATGCTCGGCCTGGAAGGTGCCGAACGCCATCAGCGCAGATACCGCCGGGTCTATCTTGTTTGAGGATTTCTTTTTGTTGGGCTTAATGTTGGCGTTAGCGTCGGACTCCATCACCACGTTTCCAATCGCCCAGGCCAGAACCGGATCGCCACGATGGCGCACCACCTTACGGTTAACGAACACCTCGAAGGATTTCGCCACAGGACTGAACTTGAGATAGGTTTGCGGGAACGGCTCCACATCGAGGCCCGCTCCCTGTAGCTGAGTGCGCAGGTGCGTGGCGTTCCACGTATCAAAGCCCACCAGCCGGATATTGAATGTTTCAGCGTCTCGCAGGATATCGTCACGGATGCGGTCATAGTCGATACAGTCGCCGGGGGTGGTTCGTATCCAGCCCGCTTTTACCCACTGGCGATAGATGGCGCGGTTTTTGTTAGCAACGTTAAGCAGCTGCGCTTCCGGCAGATAATGACGGGTCAGGAGCCTGATCTCCCTGTCGAACGGGAAAGCGTAGCTCACGCTGGTGATATCGCTGGTTGAGGACAGGTCAAACCCGGCGTAGCACTCCATTCCGGCCAGATCGTCTTCGGTATAGTCGATCGCACAGGCATCCCATGCCCCGGCCCCCATCCACGGCGTGGAGCCCTGACACCAGATATTGAAACGTTTGGTCAGCATTTCCACCCATTGCGACGGTATGCCCCGCGCTTTCTGGATGGTGGATTCCAGCTTCGCCGCGTCAACAGACACATGCAGGTTAGGGTTAGCCTTGATCCACATTTCCGGCTTATCCACCTCGCTTTCGTCGTCCAGTTCGTAGATCAGGACAAACAGCGAATCGTTTCCCTCTTCCCCGGCCAGAATCTGGCAGCAATAGTCGTAATGCTGTTTGCAGGCGGAGACAACGTTACTCCCGGCGGTGGTGATGGCGAACAGAACCGCCTCCGGACGTGCGCCCATGCCCAGCTCAAGTGCGGAATAAACGCCGTTATCCGGGTGAAGGTGGTATTCATCGACAATCGCCAGGCTGGGGTTAGTTCCCTCAATGGTGGCCGCCTTCGCCGCCAGCGGCTTTAACAGGCTGTTGCTCTTCGGAAAAATAACCTTATGCGCCTGAATATTGACGCGCTTTTTCAGCGGTTTTGACAGCAGGCACATCTGGCGGGCATCGTCGAACACGATACGGGCCTGATCCCGGCTTACCGCCGCCGTGTAGATATCCTGCTGACCCTTTTCCATCACCAGAAACCAGTTAGCCAGCATGGCAGCTACGGTGGATTTGGCGTTCTTGCGCGGCACCTCAATAAAAGCGCTGCTATACTTCCGGCGGCCTGACTCCCTGACCTTAAAGCCCAGCAGATTAGCAAAGGCGAACTGCTGCCAAGGCTCCAGCTCGATTGGCTGGCCACGCAACGGGCCTTTGACGTGTGGACAGAGCCGGGAGAAGGCGATAAACCGCTCTACGGTCGCCGTATCGAACTCATAACGGGGGTCATTCAGGTCTGAAAAGTACCTTTCCACGGCCTGTTTTACACGCTTACAGGCCGGAATTTCGCCCGTTTTTATCGCATTTGCGTACTCATTCCAGACGGTCAAGCTCGTCTTCCTCTTCCGTTTCTACCGGATTCCGGCGGCGGCTTACCGGATCAAAGCCCAGCAGCGACGACATTTTAATCATGATTTTTTCAGCATCGGCCTTTGCGCTCAGCGCCGGGTTCCGGCTCTCGCCGCCCTGGCTGTTCACAATGCTGAATCCACGGCTGGCAAGGTCTTCAACTGCTTTCCGGTACATCGAATAGTTGACACAAAAAAGCTCAAGGTTGTTCCAGTCGGCGGGAGTCAGATCCCCGCGTTCGGCCAGTTGCTTTGCCTTCGCTTTCCACTGCTGCGCGGCTAACTCATCAAGGTAGGCTGGCGGTTTGGGTGGTCTTGCCATAAAAATTTCTCGTTTCCATCGCGTTTTATTTCCAAAAAAATCACCGTGCGTAAAAATTTGAGGGGGCGGGTGGTTCCTCGCTGAGAGGGGTTTGTCCTGAAAACCTCCCCCACCCCGTCCATTCGGCCTGTCAGCGGTTGCGAAAGCATTCCATAAGCTCCCGGTCACGCTGGCTCATGCGCTTTGCTACGGGCTTCTTATGCGCTCTCTGTCTGGCTGGTTGCCATGACTCACGCTGCTTTATCAGCCCACTAATCAGCCGCTGCTGTTCCTGCTCAGTCATTGTTTGCCTCATAGATCCAGTCGGTGCGATGACGTGCTGCTTCTTCCTGCTCGCGGAACTTACCGGCTTTACGCTGCTGCTTCGTCACCGGGTCTGTTGTGGTTGTCTTCCGTCCATGACAGGCAGCGCATAACGACTGGTGATTACTGGCGGGCCAGAACAGCACATCAGCTTCACCCTCGATAGGGATGATGTGATCGACGATAGTTGCCGATGCATAGACGCCAGCCTTGAGACAATGGACACACAGCGGATTAGCTTTTAGAAAATGACGACGGTATTCGCCCCAGCGGTTGGAGTAACCACGCTCTGTTCGCGTACCTCTTCGGCTGTCGCTTTGTCGGCGGGCATCCCGCTTATGCTCGTCACACTTGCCAGACTTCACCCGTTTATTACATCCCGGCTCATTGCACCGGCGTAGTGGTTGCCACGGCATCAGTACACCCCCACATCACGATAGACAGACCACAACGCAGAGACAGCCATCGGTATCTCTTTGGCGTCGGTATCACCAATCATCGTGCGGTACTCGTACAGCTGAGATACGTACATCAGACAGCCAATCTTGATAGCTGGCGTAAACTCCAGCCCGTTATCAAACCGCTTGCCGATATGCTTCTGGCAAACCTCCAGCGCCGCATCGATGTACGCCTGTATCAACGTATCTTCGTAATCATCATCAATACGGCAATGCAGCTTTGCTTCATCCAGGGTGATTTCTGCTGTCATTTTTCCGTTCCTGTCTTGCAGAGAATTTCCAGCCGGGTACCTTCCGAATCAGGAATAGGAGGCCCGATAATATTGAGAGTGCTGCCAGCAAACGGGCCAGTAAGCACTTTCAGACGGTTGGCTGCGGTAATATCACGGCGGAAACGCACCCAAACGCGGATCGTCGCTTCGGCAACCTCGGCACCTGACGCCATTAACTCTCGGCCACTGATCCCCTTAACCTCAGCCCATATGGTTTCCCCGTCTTCCCAGACCTGAACAACCTGACCGGACGGCTCCCTGTGGGTAGTGAATACCCGAATAGTGACGCGGCTTCTCAGCCCCCCGGCTCTCATGCGTCACCTTCCTTGCCGTCTTTGCTGATCTTCACTTCCTGCTTCCATGCCTGGCTGAATTCGTCACCACCTTCACGCGGCGGCATCCCCTCGCGCTCACGGGCTTCGTTCGGGTTCATGATCCCGTTCTTAATGCCTCGCTCATAAGTGGCGTAACGCTCGGTAGGTGTGGCACGGAGAAGGTCAGCAGAGTCAAACTCCACCTGATAGCGGGTTCCCGGAACCGGAGAGGCCACCAGCAAAGCAGATTTGATTTGTTGCTCGAAGTTCGCCAGCCACGGGCGCATGGTCATGGTGAGAAAGGCGCGGCTCGCTTCGCTGAAATTGCTGTAGGTGCTGTTGCTGTATTCCTGCAAGAAGATGGGCGACACGTTGAACATGCGGGCAATGTCTTCAATGGTGAAGCGACGGGAGGCCAGCCATTCGGCATCCTGATTACTCATGCCAAGCTGCTTGTAGTCCATGCCACCTTCAAGGATCGGCGTTTTCCCGGCGTTTCTGGCACCTTTGTAGCGCTCCAGTGCGTCCAGAGCCTGTTTGCCCTTCACGCTGTCGAGCCACTCAGCAGTAGTGACCACGCCAGCCGCCATCATGCCATCTTTCATAATGCTGGCACCGTGGCGCTGTTGGGCCAGACCTAACCCCAGCGCCTCACGGCAGGTGGTGATCGGCGAGCGCCCCAGAAAACCATCATCGGTCGAGTAACGCAGGTGCAGGATCTCTTCTTGCAAGTAGGTGCGCACAGCCCCGGTAAATGGTTCAGTAATGGTGTATTTGTATTTATGCTGGCCGATACGCTCAGGTACAACCGCCCCCGGCGCATACGGGTGCAGGGATTGCGGCTGGCCGTCGCGGCCCCACTGGATCACCGCATAGGCGTTACCATTCAGCAGACAATGGCGCATCATCGTGCGTTTAAACTGGTAAGGTGTCTGGCAGTCGTTCGGCTGCTCGTTCAGCAGAAAATCCACCGGGTGATTGCTCAGCCATTCTCGCGCCTCACGCCCGTTATCGTTGCGCACGCGGTAGAGGTAGCAGGGCATTGTTGCCACCGCCTCACTGATAACTGACACGGCGTTCATGACCGCCGGCAGAGATTCCGCAGTACCCGCAGACACATACTCGCCTGATCCGGTATTTGGAATCCCTGCCATCGCCAGAAATTCATCAATGGTCATGCTGCGCTGCTCAGAGGGTTCAGACTTACGGCCAAACGGCCAGATATTCCACATATCAGAGCCCCGCTAATTCAGCCCAGCGGCGACGGTTATCGCCAGCGCGGCACAGTTCAGGATGTTGGGAGAAAAGCGAACGGTGCGCGATTTCCACTCCAGACTCAGGATAAGCAGGCATAGAGGTAACGGTAATCTCCCGCAGTTCGGCTGCGGTAACAGTGCGCAGGTATGGAGACTGGCCGATATCCCACGCCTCTTTCAGCGCCCGGAAACCAAAGCTCATGCCGGAGATATCCCCGCGCTCCACCAGCTCCAGCACATCGTTGCCAAGTTGGGTATTAGGCGGGGTCAGCTCGAAGCGCAGTCCGGTATCGTCTTCGGACAGCACCAGCGTGCCGGATTTAGTGCGTCCCAGTAGTTGGGTGTAGTTATGCTCATACAGCGCACGCACATCGCTACCAGATGCCAGGCTGTCTTTAAACGCCCCCGGCGCGAACTGTTCCCGGAATTCATCCCAGATAATTTCTGAGAGACTGTTCCAGCGCACGGCATAGCCCACCAGCTTGCGCTCTTTGGCGGTAAGCTCAGAGGTACGGATTTCAAAATCGATTGTTTTCATTGTTAATTCAGGCTCCCATGATTTTTATGAAAGCCATGCTTAACTTCCGCAGCTTTCCGGGCTGAAATGGCAAGATCTAATTCATCGAACGAGCCAATATGTTTTGTTTTTTGTCCGCGAGGTTTAATCTGGACTATCCATTTATTGCTTCGCTTATCACGGCGTATGCCTGTCATGCCGCTGGTGTTATTTTTCTGGATAGATAAATTCTTCTGATTCACGGCATGAGTAACCAGCCGCAAATTCGTTATCCGGTTGTCACTTTTAACATGGTTAATGTGATCAACCTCCATTCCGGCGGGTATAGAGCCGAAATGCATAATCCAGATAACCCGGTGCGCCAGTTGCAGTTTTTTATTTACAGAAACAACTCTGTAACCATTGGAATAACAACCAGCAGACTTTCCGGCGTACCGCGCATTCCATGTTTTGGCCTGAGCAACGCTAGAAAAATGGCTTTCAGGTCTTTGTTTCCAGATAAGTGAGCCGTTGGGTTGGTAAGCCAGACAGCAATTAAAATATTCTTTCTCAGGTTCGTTCATAATTAACCACCAAAAGATTAAGGGGCCGAAGCCCCTGTTAATCAGGAGCCTGAACCTGACATTTCGAGAATTTTAATTGCACGGGAATCAACCACCCCACCACCTAAATACTTGTCCGTATGGATTTTCAGGAAACCCGGTTCGGTGATGTTGTCAGGGCGGGTACGCACGCCAGTGGTATGATCCACGATGAAATAGCCGCGCTTGAAGTCGCCCACAGCGAGGAACGCTTTACCCGCCTCCGCATCCGGCATGGTTTCCAGATACTGAACAGGACGGCCCAGCAGCGTATCGGGGGAACCGGCAACCAGACGATCGCGCCAGATGTAATCCCCGTTGCCATTTTTCAGCTTTTGCAGTTTGGCGGCGGTGTTGGAGTTCATCACCCATACGGCGTTTTTGCGATATTTGGCTTTCAGCTTATACAGCAGGTCGATCAAACCATCAGAGGAAACGTCAGCGGCTTCCATCTTCTCCAGCGTACCGAAAGGACGGGTTTTATCGGCAGTGGCCGCGCGAGGGTAAGACAGGAAGCCTTTGGATTTTTTATCACCGTCGCCGTTTACGAAGTCACTCTCTTCGGTAGCGGTGAAGGTGTCGGCAATTTCAGAAGACAGCCAGCCCAGAATATCCACCTCGGAGAAGTCGAGAATTTCCTGAGTGGTTTTCGGGTAGGCGTAGATCGGGTTGAGTTTGATATCAACGCGTTCCATCTTCGGCGTGCTGGTTTCGGTACGTGCCTCACCTTCGGTACCACGATTAACGGTAGTGCCGCCCACAGATACCAGCTTCTGGTATTCGTTGGTTTTGGTCGTCTTCACCGTTGCGATGGAGCGCATCACGCTATCATCCTGCAACTGGCGCATAATCTCTTTGTCCAGCTCAGGGATAACGGTATAACCGCCGTCAGCCTGCACCAGCGTGGAGAGAGAGCGGGTATCACCTGTCATGATGTAGTGGCGCAGCTCGTCGTTGCTTACTGGCTCACCTTCAACGGAAGTACCAGGCAGATTGCGCTGATCGTCGGCGACGGCTTCAAGACGGGTGATTTCAACTTCAAGCGCATCAGCCTGGGCGCGGAGTTCGTCGAACTTTTTGCCCTCTTCTTCGTTCAGGCTGCGCTTTTCGGTGTCGGCTTTGTCCAGCATTGAACGCATCTGGGTTTTGAGAGCGGCTTTCTGCTGGCGTAATTCGAGTAGTTTCTTCATGGAGTGGTTTCCGTATCAATTAACGTAGAGACGTGAAACCAGCGCTTGGAAGGGAGGCCGTCAGTAAAGGAGCCTGTCTGAAGGGCAAAAAACCTGACGGCCGTGGCGGCTCACGTCTGAGTGCCACTCTTCAAGATATACATGAAAAATATAAAGAAAACCCCCATCAGAGACAGGGGTAATCACGGGTAAACATGAGTACAAATAATTTACAAAATACTACTTCCCGGCGGCGATCATCTTCTCTTTAAACTGCTTCAGATGCTCGATCAAAGCGTCAACCTGTTCTGGCGTTGCAGCTATATATTCCTCAGAGAGCGTATGCCGGATAATCTCGTTGTGGTTAATCCAGAAGAACGCACCACTATCCAAAAGCCGCTTATATTCGCCAATATCCATATCGGTGATATCACCAATACCAAAATGCTCCCGGTGTTCTTTTATATCCTGAATCGTTACTGGCATAAAATCTCCTTAATGAATTATCTCCCCACGTTCAGGCATTTCATGACCATACCTGAGCGACATCAGTAGACGACGCTTTGACTCCTCTGGGGGGAGTCCAAGCGCCTCGCCCATTTCTACCGCCTTATCAATTGCAGCAACAGCCATAGCCCTTGCGGCATGTTTTGCAAATCGCTTCGGGGTGTCCGCTGGCAGCATACCAAGAAAGTGCTCATAAATTTCTTTTTCCACATCATTCTCCATTAGCAGAGAGCTATAAAAATAAAAAATATGGTTTCAAGTGTTCACCTGTTCACCTTTCTGTTTTTAATCTTTAAAAACAAACAATTAAGTGGTGAATACTTTTAATTAAAGTGTTCACTAGTGTTCACCTAACCCTTCACCTCAAACTGAGGAAAAGATAAAACAGGGTGAACAGGTGAATACTTGGTGAACACTTCATAAAAAAGTGTTCACCCATTAACATATTGTTATTTAATGATTTTTATACATGGTGAACAGTGGTGAACACTTATCCCATTACTTTTAATTTTCCCCGCCTTTATTCTTTTGTTGTATCGGTACACATTGGCATCCAGTCTTCTGAATCATCATGCAGGGTGACGTTCGATCTTATGCCATGTTTAGTTTTTCGCTTCTGGTACTCCTTGCCATATTCAGCCATTGCGCCTGGCATATCCGTACCGAACCGCATTAACGATACAGGCTTGCTAAGACCATTGGCCCGCATGTAAGCCAGATAAGCGTGATACAGATAACGGCGCGGGCTGAATGGCACGATCTCGGCATTACCAATCAGCATTCCATCACAAACCACCGAAGCCATCAGGTAGCCGCAAAAGTCCACCAGTGAATCCCCTTCACGTTTGATGGCCAGCGCTTCTTCTGATTTTTGCTGCTCATGCAAAAGCTGTTTGGCTTCGTCCTGCCTGGAAAAGCGAGTGAGCAGGTGGCGAATGATTACAGCCAACTCACCTTCAATCTTCTCGGCCAGCATAGGATCGCGTTCGTTTTCCGGTACCACTTCGGAGAAGTTGAAAATCACCCGCCGTCTGGAAATCCCCCCGCTTCTGTCGCTGAACGACATGGCATTGTTATTGACGGCCAGCACCACCGCAGGTATACGGGTTGAATATGGCGCTTTGTGTTTAGGGTCAATGGCTACCTTATCCCCGCCAGTGATAGCTTTAATCCCTGCGCCGTCGCCAGCGTACCGGGTCATATCCGGCATGATAATCAGCGAATAGCCCACTACCAGCGCCCTTTCCCTTGGGTTCTCCAGCGCCGCCATGCTCGCCGATACGGTGTTGGCCTTGCCCGCCAGCATCGTGCAGATCTCAGCCATAACACTTTTACCACTTCCGCCCGGCCCCGTTACCTCAAGAAACAGCTGCCAGTCGTACCGGTTCGCCAGCACCATAAACAGCGCAGACAGTACGCGGTCTGCTTTTCGGTCATTATCCGCCACAGAGCGGCGGAGCCATTTCCAGAAGTTAGGCGCATGGGTTGCCAGAGTTTCACCTTCTGCTGGTTCGCTGAATGGCAATTCGCTCGCAACGATAAGCCAGTCCTTTTTATCATGCGGTCGAAATTGGCCTAACCGGGTATCAAAAACCCCGTTGCTGAAACCAATCAGGTTACGGGCTGTGTTACCCATTACCGGGAGGCCCAGCTTCATTGTATCGACAGCGGATTTAATCGCGTTCTGCGAATAGGCGACTTCGGCATCAATAAAAATCTGCGCCATTTCTCGCTGCAGCTCTTTATCCGAAAGCGGAACCCACACCACGCCGTTGTAATGATGAACCGTGTCGGAATCAGCATGGATCGCCAGATTGCCATCGTAATGAGCAAGCAGAACTTCCCCGCGCTGGCTGGCTCCCATCTGGTTAAGCGCTGGCGTAGCACTTCCCCTCGTAGTCACCATAAGGGGCTCGTCTTCCAGACGTTTCATCAATGGCGTCCAGTCCTCTTTCTCGCCTTTTTCGTTGATAAACTCAGCATTGGTAACGCCAGCCTCACACAGCTTATTTGCAATCATGCTGATTTGGTTTTGCTCGATAAGCCCGGCCTGACAGACACGGGCAAATCGACGGCCTTTATCAACAATGCGCAGGTGTGGCAATTCCGCCAGTTGAGTGTGATCCAGAACCACAGGCGGAACATCGTCTCCATGCTCGCCCTTCCCTTTCTGGTAATCCTGAGCGGCTTTCCATGCTCCCGTCCCAGCAAAGATGATGGCCTCCTCCATTTTGTCGCGCGGGAGGGTTTTCACATTAGGCGCGTTTTTCATCTTTCAGCCCCCAGCTAACGAAAGTGAACTCTTTAACGAACCTTTCCAGCGGAAAGATGCACGGAAAATCGTAACCATCACGCACAAACGTTACCCGGTTAAATGCGTTATCTTTCACCGTGACCAGTTCGCCGCGCTTATCCTTCCAGCTATCGTTGATTTCAGGATTTCGCACTGTAAGCCTCCCGCGCCTTCACCAGCTCGCCGATAGATTTGTGCAGCAGAGACATAATTGCTCCGACACGGCACGCTTCCTCACGGTGTTCTTCACCGTCGGGAATGCTGTCAATCCACATGCTCAGCACAGACATTGCGCACTCACTTTCTGAAAGGGCATTTTCAGCGTGCATCAAGACTTCAAAAGGAACCTGTCTCACTTTGTCTCTCCCATGTGCAGCTCGGCGATTAATGCCCGGTGAATTTCCTGATTAAAATCACACGCAATAGAAATCAGATTCAGCAGCGTTTCTGAACATTCAGCAGAGGCTTTTTCCAGGATGGTTTCGTAAAGTGATGAAGCCAGCGCTGATTTATATTCGGCCTGCTCCAGACAGATTGGCTCACGCATAGCGAACCTCCTGAACTGGTAGACGGCCAGCGAATACCATCACGCAGCCGGCCGGTGATTGCTCACGGGCTTCGCGCTCAGTGTTAGCTGTGATGTGAATGACGTTGCGACCGATGGCGCTCAGTCCAAGAAAACGCCAGATGTAGGACTTCCGCCCTTGCGGGTGTGTGATATGATCTTTCATAGCTGCCTCGTTACTTTCGCTAACGGTGGTGGTTAGAGGCCCGGTTAGTGTTCCACCACTGCCGGGCTTTGCTTTACTAAAAGTCATGCAATGTAGTACATTGTCAACTCCACTACAGACTAGACCACAGGAGTTGACAATGTCAACAAGCGAAAATAAAGAGCGCCATGTTGTGCAGCTCAGACTCGATAAAGAACTGTCAGAGCGGCTCGCTTTAGCGATGAAAGAAGACGGTGACGATAATAAGTCGGGATGGATAAAACGCCTTTTGCGCCGTGAACTTGATAAGCGCGGCATCGAGCCAAAAGGCTGAACAGGGTTACTCCCCGTAATGCTGTGGACTGCCCCTCTTAAAAAGGGTCTGTTTTGCGCAACTATTAATGAGTTGTGCAGAGGCTCCCCTCTTAAAGAGGGTTGGTTATCTTCGCAGCTCTCTACGTTTTTCGTCGGAGCCTCTAAACCACGTTTAACGTTGTTTTGCCATGAACCCGAATACTGTTCGCCTTTGTCTCGATCTCCGTACGTTAAACGTACGCGGTTAATTTGTGCGTACGGATTTCGTCGGCTCAAATCCTGTGTAACCCAGATTGAGTTGTGCAAAATCACTCAGCACCTCCAACACGCTTAACCAGCCAGCGTTGTGCCAGTTCGGTGAGTTTCGCCTTACGGGTTGCTATACGGGTATCAAGATCCAGCAGAGCACAATCACGGCTTTCCAGATAAGCCAGCAGCGCCAGCTGATCGGCGTTCATATGGTCACGCACCTGCTTAACCGGAATTTCTTTCTGTTTCGCCCACACTCGCGGGTGCATACCCAGCACAAGGCTATTCAGGAACGAGCATTCATTGCTGTAGGCAAAGCCGTGCTGCCTGTCGCCGGTGCGCTCGATGTAGCTCTTCATTGCGTCGGCCATACTCTTATGATCTTCGCAGGCAGCTACACGATTTTTACGCCAGCCCAACAACGCCGCCTCATGTTCTTCTGGCGCTACTCGGCGCAGGCGTTCTTCACAGTCGATGAAATACTGGCGAGCCTCTTTCCCTCGTTCAGTACGCTCAACCATTGAAAGTTCCTTCGCCATATCGGAACTAATACGGTACTCGGTGCGTGGGCGACCTTTTTTGGAATTTTCCAAATAAGTCTCGTAGTCCACGTTTTCACTAAAGCCGTATTGCTCGACCCGCTGCTTAATCCATGTTGCAAACTGGTCTTTATTGCCAAGAAACTTATGCAGATTTCGAGCATCTGTAACCATCGCCGGTTTGCCGCCGATAGCCCCCATATCTAACGGGATAATTTCTGGATAAATATCCTTCTGGCTGGTTTCAGGTTGAGTTTGGCCGCTGCCAGCCAAGGCAGTAATTTTTTTCGATACCATTTTCAGTGCTCCAAATTCGCTGTATTGAGAGCCGCCGCGACAGCATTAACGATGCTGCATCATTACTACCTCAACGGCACGCAACAAATTCTCAGAGGTGCTTTATGCAGATTTGCGGCTGTACGGGTTATTGACTTTTTCCACGGCAGGCGGATTACGAACCCACCAGAGCACATCAGAAAGAAGCCATGCACAGCTATTGCGTCCGAAGTGGCAGCGTGATGGAAAGCGCCCTTGCTGCTCCATCTTCCAGCGGCTGGAACGGGAAAGGCTGGTGATCTCGCTACATTCTTCTTCACGGATTCGACGGTCGAACTTAAAGCCGTACTCTTCTAAAAGGGTGCGGCGTTGTTCTGGGTTTGGCGGGGTAAAGGTGATGTTTTGCATGTTGCCTCCACTGTTTCTGAGTTTGTGGAGGCTATTTTCCTGTTGGCTTTGATGCCTTACATCATGTGAAATTTAATTTTATTCGTCTTCCTGAGTTGGAGTATGAAAATAGTCTGCTGGTCTTTTAGGTAGCAAACCCCTGTCATTTAATTCGCGTCTGAATTTTTCTATAGAATAAAAGTTGAAGATTTTTTCCAGATTAGGTTTGATCGTTTGAGTTATGTTGTTTTCCCCATACTCGCCATCTGGGTACACCGCCACGGCTTTAACAGAGTGAGTGATGGTATTTTCTGTTTTAGTTTCCCAAATCAACATATCAATAAGTGGAAACAATGAGTAATCGATAAGTTTCTTTTTAGCTAAATCCCAGCCATAACTTAAACATTGAGCCTTTGAATTGTAATTCAAACTTTCTCGCCAGATTGGTAAAAGTTTTTGAACATCAGCAATGATTAAATTATCAGGCCAATTCAAATCAACTTTCATATACATATAATGCTCACTTTCCCTGTCTAAAATTCCGTTCACACTTCGCGGATGATAAAGGAATTTAGAAAGTAGACCGGCATTCAAATCCAGCTCATTTTCTTTCGCATATGAATTAACATCAACATGTAAACTATAATGGTCATAAATGGATAAAGGCGAAACAGCCCTTGACTTTGAAAGCATCCCAAATGATTCAACGCCATCATCAATATCGCCTCTGACAAGCTCAGATTTTAGCTCGGCGTCAGATATAACGCACTCATTCAGACTTTTTTCAATTTCGGCTAAATCCTCAAGAGCGCTAAAAACATATAAATCCCACCTGGCTGATAACTGGAAAAACAATTCAGCATCAGACATCTTTTCGAAAGCATGATACTTCTTCAAATCAAACCATTTAGGCAAATCGTTCTTCTTGCTAATTCTCATTTTTCACCAGCCTTTAAAATAACAATATTCGAGTGATTACCCGCCAAAATATCGAGACGGTCATACCATTTATTCAGCGCATCCAGTTTCTCAGGCAAGTACAGACTACGGTTATAAATCGCCATGACTCCCGGCATTGAGTGCCCCAGCAACTGTTCGACAACGTGTGGTGCTATACCCATATTATTCATATGCGTTGCTAAAGTTCGTCTTAGATCGTGCAGTGTCCATGGTTCAGAATGTCCCAGCTTTTTATAAACGCTACGGCCCCACTGGCTTACCGCTTCACTGCCTTTAACCGACCCAAGCAAAAGACCGGATAGTTTCGTTTCATCATGCAGTATTTCAATGAATTTGCGCATGGAATCTGGCACAGGTCTTACAATCTTCTCTCCGCCCTTGCTGTGCTCTTTGGGAACTGTCCAGACCCAGGCATCCATATCCCATTCACTCCACTCTGATAGTCTGGCCTCCTGCGTTCGGCACCCAAACACCATCAAGATTGTCAGTAGCCTGGTGTAGTAAGGCATGAAGCAAGTGCCAGAGGTAATGGCAGCCCATAAATCGCCAGCCTCTTTATCGTTTAATACCCGGTCTTTTTTTGCCTGTTTTTTACCGACATCTGGGATTGTTAAATCTTCAAGCGCGGTACTCACAGCATAGCGACGAACCCGGCAGAATTTCAGGGCTTGTTTGCACATCTGGAACACATAACCTGCGGCGACTGGCGTTTTCTTTTTCATCCTGTCAAAGCAGTCAAGCCAATAACGAGTTTCGCAGTCAGCGAGCGCCATTTTCCCTATATAAGGATAAATGTGTTTACGCAGCTCCGCTTTGTGCCGTTCAACATTCGCGCGGTTCTCTTCTGCATATTCGCGTATCCAATATTCGATAGCTTCCTTAACAGTGACCGGTTTAAGCGTTTCCTGAGTGGTCAGCGCCAACTGGTGCTTTGGATCTTTACCTGAGGCCAGCCATTGGCGGCATTTATCACGCGAAGAACGGGCCTCCTTGAGGCTCATATCCGGGTATCGTCCCAGAGTCAGACGGTGCAGCTTCTGCCCGTCGAGTCGGTAAGTAAACACCCAGCTAATACCACCAGCTTTCGTTACCTTGGCGCTCAGCCCGGCACCATCAGCATAAAACTCAATATTACTGGCCGGGATGCCGTGTAATCCCTTTAACTTCCTGTCGCTCAGTTTGTTAAGTTCGCCAGCCAT